AGCCATGGACACTACATATAGAAAACAAGAAACTTTAATTTTTAAAGCCATGCAAACAACTAAAATAAGATAAAAAGAAGGTTTACAAGATGAAATGCAAGTAATACCATTTTCTTTTTATTATAATCCTGCAACAAAAACTTATACAATGTTTGAATATCATGCAAAAGATAATCTTTATTGTATTTTAAGTCAAGGTGTAAAAATAGATTAATGAAAATAGCTATATTGAATGATACCCATTGTGGTATAAGAAATTCTTCACAAATATTTTTAGATAATGCAAAAGATTTTTATGATAAAGTATTTTTTCCAGAATGTGAAAAACAAAATATAAAACAAATAGTTCATCTCGGTGACTATTATGATCATAGAAAATTCGTAAACTTTAAAGCACTAAATCATAATAGAAAATGTTTTTTAAATGAATTAAGAAAACGTGGCATGATGATGGATATTATTCCAGGTAATCACGACACATATTATAAAAATACAAATGATTTAAATTCTTTAAAAGAACTTTTAGGTCATTATATGAATGAAGTACATATAATTATGGACCCAACTGTAATGGAATATGGTTCATTAAAAATGGCTTTACTTCCATGGATTAATCAAGAAAATTATAATCAATCTATGAATTTTATAAAAGATTGTAAAGCAGATTGGTTAGGTGCACATTTAGAATTAATTGGTTTTGATATGTTAAGAGGTATACCAAATAGACATGGTATGAGCCCAGATATATTTAAAAAGTTTGAACAAGTTTTAACTGGCCATTTTCACACAGCTTCACAAAAAGAAAATATATGGTATCTTGGATCACAAATGGAATTTTTCTGGTCTGACGCACACGATCCTAAGTTTTTTCATATTTTAGATACTGAAACAAGAAAGATACAGAAGATACAAAATAATTATACTTTATTTCATAAAATTGTTTACAATTCTACAAAAATGAATTATAATAACTATGATGTATCTAATTTAGATAAAAAATTTGTAAAAATTGTGGTTGTTAATAAAGGTGATAGTTTTGTATTTGATAGATTTGTGGATAGAATACAAAATCAAGATATATATGAATTAAAGATTGCAGAAAATTTTAGTGAGTTTGTTGGTCAAAATATTGCCGATGAAGGATTGGAAATAGATGATACACCAAAACTTATGGACGATTATATTGATGGTGTAGATACAGACTTAGATAAAAATAAACTAAAAATTAATATGCGTGATCTTATGACAGAGGCTCAATCATTAGAAATAGCATGATACTTGAAAATTTTAAAAAAACTATAATGAAGCATAAAAAAATATCAGCTTGGACATCTTCTGGTGTAGATAGCTCTTTTGGTTTATTTTTTATATTACATACAATACAAGAAAAAAAATTAGATGCCGAAGTTACCCCTATATTCGGAAATGATCTAAACGACCCACATTCATTAAAAGCCATTAATTATATATTGAAATATTATAAAGATACTTTTTATAATGTAAAACTTAATGATAAGTATTGTATGGATTATAAAATTACTGATGAAATACCATGGAAAGTTGATCATTTTAGACCACACATGCCATATATAAATAAAACTTTTGATATAAATTTTAATTTTAATACCAGCCCCCCGGCAAAAAAAGATGAAGAATTTAAAAAAATACACCCAGAACCACTAGAACCCATTGTAGAAAAAAGATATATTTTTGAAAAAGAAGAAAGAAGGCCTTTTTTAAGTATTGATAAAAAGTGGATAGCTGAACAATACATTAAATATGATTTAATGGATAAAATATATCCATATACTATATCATGTGTTGATTTAGATAAAACAGGAGAAATATGTCATAAATGTTTTTGGTGTAAAGAGAGAATTTGGGCATTTGGTAAACAGAGATAATATAATGGATATGTTGACAATACTAGGTTTAAAAAAACAGGAAGATAATGAAACAGAAGAAGTTGATACAAAAGTTAATATACATACATTATACAAACACCGATGGGTTTGGTATCATTTAATATTATGTATTCAAATGATTTTAACTAATGTATTATTAATTGCAATTCTTTTTGTTCTGGCTTTGAAATGATAAAATTTAATAGAGTGAAATGGAAAAACTTTTTATCTACGGGTAATAGTTTTACAGAAATAGATTTAAATAAAAATAAATCAACATTGGTTATTGGACCGAATGGGTGTGGTAAATCAACTATGTTAGATGCCATATCTTTTGGTTTGTTTGGAAAACCACATAGAAGTATTAATAAACAACAATTAGTTAATTCAATTAACGGAAAAGATTGTGTTGTAGAAGTCAATTTTAGTATTGGCCAATCTAATTATAATGTGATAAGAGGTATTAAACCCAACACATTTGAGATTTGGAAAGATGGTGATATGATGAATCAGTCATCACATTCCAAAGAGTACCAGAAGATCCTTGAACAAAATATTCTGAAACTTAATCATAAATCGTTTCATCAGGTAGTCGTATTAGGTTCCTCCTCATTTATTCCCTTTATGCAATTATCTGGTGGCCACAGAAGAAGTGTTATTGAGGATCTTCTGGACATTAATGTTTTTTCTAAAATGAATGTAATATTAAGAGAACAAACAATTAAATTAAAAGATGAAATAAAAGATTTAAATTATAGAATTGATATTACAAAAAATAAGATAACCACTCAAAACAAATATATTAAAGACATAAAAACTTTAACAGAGGAAAATAAAAAACAGTATGAAGAAAAAATAAAATCACATAATGATGAAATAGCACAACATCAAAAAGATAATTCAGATTTATCATATGGGTTAGATGAAGAACAAAAACGAATTGAAGATGATTTAAAAAGATTCCATGATTTGAAAAATATCAATATGATGGCTAATTCTGAAGTACAAACTCAAATGAGAGCCATTGGTAAAACTGCCAAGTTTTTTGAAACAACTGATAATTGTCCAACTTGTAAACAAAATATATCACAAGAAATAAAAGATTCAGCTTTATCAGAGGCAAAAATAGAAGCAAAATCATTACAAAGTAGATTAACTTTAATAAAAGATGAATACGAAGGACTAGTCCAAGACATTGATAATTGGAATCATAATCTTGGTTCTGTAAGAGAAAGACAAATGATTATTAATAGTAATAATAATATAATAAGAACTTTACAGAATAGTATACAAGAATATCAAGACTTTTTAAATAATGATGTTTCTGCTGATTTAACTAGTGCCAAAAAACAATTAGAAGAATTGAATAATGAAATGGCTGAAGTTAATGAAGAAAAAATGAAAGCCAATGAAACATATTCTTACAATTCTGCCATGACAGAAATGTTAAAAGATACAGGCATAAAAACCAAAATTATAAAACAATATTTACCTGTAATGAATACTTTAATTAATCAGTATCTTCAAGTATTAGATTTTTATGTACACTTTGATTTAGATGAAGAATTTAATGAAACAATAAGATCAAGACACAGAGATGATTTTACATACGAGTCATTTTCGGAAGGTGAAAAACAAAGAATAGATTTATCTTTATTATTTACTTGGCGTCAGATAGCCAAAATGAAAAATTCTGTATCAACAAATTTATTAATATTAGATGAAACATTTGATTCGTCTTTAGACCACGAAGGGGTAGAAAACTTATTAAAGATTTTAAATACATTACCAGATGAAACAAATGTTTTTGTAATATCACATAAAGGTGAAATACTTGATGGCAAATTTGAAGATAAAATAGAATTTATAAAAGTTAAAAATTTTAGTAAAGTTGCTGCTTAAACTGGTTTACAAATATAAAATTTTATGTTATAATAATACTAATATTAATGTGAGGACTATATAATGGAATTATCCGAAAATACAATGACAATACTCAGAAATTTCTCTGATATTAACCAGAATATTTTGGTTAAACAAGGAAATGTTTTAAAAACAATTAGTGAAGCTAGAAATGTTTTATCTACAGCAATAATAGAAGATGAATTTCCAAAAGATTTTGGTGTATATGATTTAAATGAATTTATTGGTGTTCTTGGTTTAGTAGATAAACCAAATCTTTCATTTGAAGAAGATTATATAATGGTTCGTGATTCTACTGGCAGAACAAACATAAAATATTTTTATTCTTCAGAAGATACATTAACGACACCAAATAAAGATATTACTATGCCTTTTACTGAAGTAAATTTTGGTTTAGAAGCATTAGTTTTAGATAAAATTAAACGTGCTGCTTCGACACTTGGTCATAATGAAGTATCAATATCTGGTAGTAATAATGTTATAAAATTATCCGTAATAGATAGTCAAAATAAAACATCTAATGCTTTTTCTATTGATGTTGCGGGTGAGTATTCAGAAAAAGCTGACTTTAACTTTATTTTGAATATAAGTAATCTTAAAATAATACCAGATGATTATGAAGTTAGTATATCATCTAAATTAATTTCACAATTTTCAAATCCGAAAATGAATGTAAAATATTGGATTGCCTTAGAGAAATCATCAACATTTGGAGAAAAGAATGGCTAAAGAAGTAGAAAATCAACCTGATCCTGAATTAAAACCTGCTGATAATAATGATAAACAAAAACAGTTAAATGATTTGGGCACTAAATCATGTAGAAGTATGGTTGCTGTTATTGACGCAATGTGTCAACGTGGCGCATTTAAAGGTGAAGAACTATCCACTATTGGTGGTTTACGTGATCAATGTATACAATGTATACAATTATCTGAAGAAATTGAACAAGAAGCAGCCATGGCAGCTTAATATTTACTTTCTATTTGAAATGTGTTATAATTATATTATGGAGAAAGTATGTCAGATGAATTTTTATGGGTTGAGAAATATCGGCCCAAAACAGTAAGTGATACAATATTACCTGGTAATTTACAAGAAACATTCCAAAAGATTGTTGATTCTGGTAGTTTACCCAATATGTTATTTACTGGTACTGCTGGTCTTGGTAAAACTACAGTTGCCAAAGCCATATGTAATGAATTAAATTTAGATTATATTATAATCAATGGTTCTGAAGAGGGTAACATTGATACTTTACGAGGCAAAATAAAACAATTTGCCAGTTCTGTTTCATTACAAGGTGGTGTTAAAGTAGTTATATTAGATGAGGCCGATTATTTAAATCCACAATCTACCCAACCCGCACTACGTGGATTTATAGAAGAATTTTCTAATAATTGTAGATTTATTTTAACTTGTAATTTTAAAAATAGAATTATTGAACCACTTCATTCTCGTTGTGGCGTATATGAATTTAATTCTGATAAAAAAGATTTACAAAGTTTATGTGCAAAATTTCTAAAAAGATCACAAAACATTTTAGAAACAGAAGGGGTAAGTTATGATCAAGTAGCTGTAGCTGATTTGATTATGAAATTTGCACCAGATTGGAGAAGAATATTAAATGAATTACAAAGAAAAGGTTATGTCGGTAATATTCATAATAATAATGGCACACCAAGTGGGTCTGACATTTTCTCTGATCTTTTACAACTTATAAAAAATAAAGATTTTAAAAGTATGCGACAATGGGTATCAAACAATATTGATACTGATGCTTCATATATTTTTCGTGGTATCTATGATAATATGAATGAACATATATCACCACAAGGTATACCGCAAGTTATCTTAATATTGGCTGATTATCAATACAAAAATGCTTTTGTGGCAGACCATGAACTAAATGTGGTTGCTTGTTTAACAGAAATTATGGCAAACGTGGAGTTTAAATAATGTATTCAATATACCCACCAGAAAGTAATCATAATCAAGATTTTAATTCTTATGTTGTAACCATACCAAATTTTTTACCAGAAGATGAACTTAAAAAAATAGAAGATAATGCTTCTGATATTACAGTTGAAAAATCCACAGTAAGTAGTGATAATCAAAAATCTGATTATAGAACTTGTGAAATAAGATGGTTTCACCCAAATGAAAGTACAGAATGGTTATTTCAAAAAATGACAAGTCTTTTACAAGAAATGAACGGAATGCATTATCTGTATAATTTAAGTAGTTGGGAGCCTTTTCAACATACAACATATCATGGTCATAATAGTGGTAATTTTAAATCACATTTAGATGAAACAAAATTATTTAATTATTCAAATATGATTAGAAAATTATCTTTTAGTATTATATTAAATGATCCATCAGAATACGAGGGTGGTGATTTAAAAATATGGTATGGTAAAATGGATAATGAAGGCAAACCAGCATTAAAAATAGATAATTTAAAAGCTGGAACTTTGGTGGCATTTCCGTCATTTTTATTACACGAAGTAACTCCAGTAACTAAAGGTACTAGAAAATCTTTGGTTTGTTGGACTCTTGGACCGAGGTGGACATAATGGCAGAAAAATTAAATTTTAATGGAAATTATGACAATGTAGAAATTGTTACAGCAGAAGATCCAAAATTATTTACATGGGGTGAATTTACATCTCATGCTGGTAATAAATTATCATTTAAAATAGAATGTGATGCATTAACATTAGATGACTGGGATTGTCTGGCCAGTATGATAAAGGAAAATCAAGAGGCACCATTTAGATCAGTAGAGGGAATCCCCAGAGGTGGATTACCACTTGCATATTGTTTAGAAAAATACGCTACTGGAAAAAAAGAACATCAACCAATGATTGTTGATGATATATACACAACAGGAAAAAGTTTTGATGATTATATGAAAGAACATTACCCTGAACCTCTTGGTGCTTGGGGTTACAAATGGGTAGTATTTCAAAGAGGCCCAACAATGTGGAACCATGTTGGTAATGTTAAATCACTTTTCAAATTGTATGGGGTTGATTAATGATTATTGAAAATGAAATAAAATTAGATTATAAAGATGTCTTGTTTAGACCCAAAAGATCCACATTAAAAAGTAGACAAGAAGTAGATTTATTTAGAAAAATAGAATTTATAAATGCCAAAGGTCAAGATAGAAACTTTTATGGTATACCAATAATTGCTTCAAATATGGACGGTGTTGGCACATTTGAAATGGCAACTGAATTACGTAAGGCAGGTTTAATGACTTGTTTAGTAAAAACATATGGACAAAACGAATTAGTTGAATACTTTGATAGTGATAGTGGAGCTGTTGCTAATTATACAATTATTTCTATTGGTGCAACAAAAGAAGATTTTGAAAAAATAAAAAATGTTTATGAATTAACAGATGGAAAGGTTAAATACTTATGTGTTGATGTGGCAAACGGGTATACTGAAGCATTTAGTCATTTCATATATTCATTAAGAATACAATTTCCCGAACTTATTATTATGGCTGGTAATGTTGTAACTGGAGATATGACACAGGAGCTTATTTTAAATGGGGCAGACGTTGTTAAATGTGGTATCGGGCCTGGTTCTGTTTGTACTACTCGTATACAGACTGGAGTCGGTTTCCCGCAACTCTCAGCGACCATTGAATGCGCTGACGCTGCTCATGGCCTTGGGGCTTCTATTATTGCTGATGGAGGCTGTACGACACCAGGTTGTGTCTCTAAGGCCTTGGGAGGAGGAGCGGACTTTGTCATGCTCGGAGGAATGTTCGCTGGTCACGACGAGGGTGGCGGAGAAGTAATAGAAAAAGAATACATTACTAGTCAAATTTGTAGTGATAATAATAAATCACAACTTTTTAATAGTGGTTCTGAAGCACATAGAAAAACTAAAATAAAAAAATCTGTACAATTTTATGGTATGAGTTCGACATTGGCCAACGATAAACATTTTGGCGGATTAAAAGATTACAGAGCTTCGGAAGGTAAAGAAGTTGAAATTAATTACAAGGGTCAAGTAAAAAACACTTTACAAGACTTACTAGGTAGTATAAGATCAACTTGTACATATATTGGTGCCAGACGTTTAAAAGATATACCTAAATGTACAACTTTTGTAAGATGTAGTGATACACATAATAGGGTTTACGAATGAGTCCATTTACTTTTTTAAATGAAATAAATTTTGGTAAGAAAGATATAATAGTTGATGATGTTACCGAAAAACAATATAATTCTTTTATGGTCAATCGTGGACTATCTTACTTTAAAGATACTGCAGTAATTGCCAATGAAATGAATATTAACCACCATATAGACAATCGTCTACAATATGATTTTCTTATAAATATGATTAGAAAGAAAAGACGGTTTTCAAAATGGAATAAACCGCAAATCATAGATGACTTGGACGTAATTAAAGAGTATTATGGATATAGTAACAAACAAGCTAAAGCAGTTCATAATCTTCTTTCGTCCGATCAAATTGGAGAATTAAGAAAGAAGGTTTATAAAGGTGGAAAAAAATAATATAATAGAGTGGACGCCTAACTCGATGTTAGAAGTTACTCTGAATGAACCAGACGATTTTTTAAAGGTTCGAGAAACACTTACTCGTATTGGTGTAGCCTCAAGAAAAGAAAATAAATTATTTCAATCTTGCCACATTCTACACAAACAAGGCAGATATTTCATAGTACACTTTAAAGAGTTATTTCTATTAGATGGTAAAAAATCTAATTTAGAAGAAAATGATATTGCGCGTAGAAATACAATTACACAATTAATAAGTGATTGGGGATTAATAACTGTAGAAGATAATAAAAAGTTAGATCCATTGGCTCCTATGCGACAAATTAAAATTATACCATTTAAAGAAAAAGATAAATGGGAATTATGTCCGAAATATAATATAGGGAATAAGAATTGAATGATGTGAAAAAAGCAGCCCAAGAACAGGCTGAAGAAGCGTATGTTGGTTTTATAAAGTTTAGTAAATACATTGCATACGGAAGTTTATTATTTTTATTAATTGTTGCAAGATGTAATTTTGGTGATGATGGTACTGGCGGTACTGGAAATCCAGACTTATATCCAGAATATTTGGAAAGGATGGGCATAAATGAGTAATGAACCGTATCATAATGAAGGGTTTGTATCAGCTTATATAATGTTAATTTTTATGGTGTTAATATTTCCAGCCATATTATTATTTTCATCATTAGGTACATGGGATTTATTTGTACAAATGCATTTACCAGATGGTGATTGTTGGGAAAATGCCAAACATGAAAAAGTGTGTAAAGGTGAAGTTGATTGCAAATTTTTAAGGAATTTTTGTACTAAATTATGAGTGATAATAAAATCGTTTTTCTTACTGATTTAATTGAACAAAAATTACGCAAAGAAAAAGAAATAGCATATTATGAAAGTAAATTAAAAGAAATAACTGATAAACTATTTTTTTTGAAGAAAGAGCAAGATTTAACTAGTCTAATAATTAATATAATACAACATGAAAAAATAACAGATATAAAAGAGTTTTTAACAGATGAAAAAATTGATTGAAAAATTACCTGAATTCCGTTTAAGTCATTGGTTATTAAGAATACCATTAGCAATAGTGTTTGTACATCAAGGATATATGAAAATGCCAATTGATGCAGATGAAGCAGCATCTTATGATTTATCGGTATTGGTTTGGTGGTTTGTAACTTATGGTGAATTTTTATCTGGTTTAGGTTTATTATTTGGAGGTATATTAACAGCAAGTTGGTTATATAATGAAAAGTTTGATTGGTTTGGTGATATGATTACCAGATTTAGTGGTATTACTATGTGTTGTATTATGACTGGTGTAATATGGGTAGGTGAACCAGAAAGCTTAACAGACGTTTTACTTTATGATAACTTGCACGTTTTATTATGGGTTGGTGGTTTATTTTTTGCCCTTAGAGGCAATAGAGCATAATAGGGAGGATATTATGTACTATGTATTATACGCACTGTTTATGTTTCACCCAGAAAATACAAATGACTGGAGAATAACAGATCAATTACAATTTCAAAATCAATACGAATGTCAAAAATACTATAATAGTTATACTAATGAACTAATAGGTGGACTTAGAGATTATATGACAGCAAATCATGGGCCACCTGGCACAGGTGAATATACTTTACTTGAAGTCGGTTGTATGGTACATGATGGTAAAAAACCAGCACTTCAAAAAAGAATCCCTTTACAAACAAATCCACAATTAGAATATTTTTTAAATTTACCAGAAAAAGTTGATGTTTAATGCCTTATGTGCCTGATGAAGTACTTGAAATGCCTCAAGGTTTCTTTTTTAGAAAAGCCGTAAATTTAGATTTATCAAATAAATGTACACTTGCATGTTTGGCATGTACTCGTACTACAGCGTTTGAAGGAAAAAATAAATTAGTTCCTGGACATCAAATGACAGACCACGAATGGTCTTTATACTTAGAAAAATTTAGTAAATTTACAATTAGTGGCCAAGTTTCTGATCCAATATTACACCCTAAATTAGATAAAATATTATCAGACATTTATAAAGCTGGTAAAGATTGTACCGTACACGTTGCCGCCAGCCATAAACCTGAAAAACATTGGATAAAATGTTTTAAAGCTAATCCAAATGCTTTTTGGTATTTTGGTATAGATGGTTTACCTAAGGATTCTCATAAGTATAGAGTAAATCAAGACGGCGAAAAAATATTTAAAATGATGTTGGAATCACGTAAATATTTAA